AAAAACTACTCGATGCACAAACCCATTGAGGAAATGAAGCATGCAGTGCGCGCCATCGAGCGCGAGATTTTGGGAGGTCAAGTTGAATGAGTTGGCTCTTTTCGCGGGCATTGGTGCAGGAATACTTGGCACCTCATCACTTGGACTTAGAACGGTCTGCGCTGTCGAGTTGGATTGGCACCGCAGATGCGTTCTTACACGGCGACAAAATGACGGATCGCTTGGAGCCGTTTTCCCTGTATGGGATGACATTTGTACCTTTGACGGCAGAGCGTGGCGCGGCAGATGTGATTTCGTGTCTGGAGGGTTTCCCTGCCAAGCATTTAGCACGGCGGCGCGAGGTAGAAATATTGATGCCAAAAACCTTTGGCCTGAAATGTTCAGGGTAATCACAGAATCGGAGACTGATTATGTATTCGCAGAAAACGTTTCTTCAGATGCCATTGAGCGGGCCGCAAAGGATTGCGCCAGTTTGGGTTACAAAGCCGAAATGCTTTCCCTTAGTGCGGCAGACTTGGGTGCAGACCACGTTCGGGAACGATATTGGTTACTTGCATACGCCAACGACAAAAGCAAATTACTGCGCACAATCAATGCAAAAGTGGCCGAGTGCGAGGGCATTCAAGAAGGTTTTTGGTCGGCCAAACCCGCTTATTCAAGAGTGGATGATGGGGCTTCCGGCCGGATGGAGCGATACGAAGCCACTGGAAATGCGCAAGTGCCAATTGTGGCAGCAGCAGCTTTATGGCGTCTTGCAAATGCTTAATAACATCGAGCGCGAGATTTTGGGAGGTTTGGAATGACCGCACCACGCATCGCAATGCCGGAAGGCAAGCCAGATAAAGGCGTTGTGTTTTTCGTCTACCGCGCCAAGGTAGACACAGGCAGCAGCATGCACACCGCTGGAGCCATCACGGAAGATCAACACCGGGCGATTTCGTTGATCCTGCAGGGCAAGGAGGCGTACTACGAAGGCGAGACATGTACCAGCTAACCCATAACGGCCAGCCAGTCGGCAAGCCGCACCAGCACCGAATCACCTGTTATATCGAGGCGCTGGAACGTGGACTGGTGAAGCGTGGCGCTGGGAGGTATTGGTTATGGGGATTGAAGATCGAACGGATTGAACAGGAGCAGAGCGAATGAACGTGCAAATGAATGCCAGTTACCAGGCAACACCGGAGCAAATCGCACTGGCGTTGGCCAACGCGGAGCCTTGGGAATTCGCTGTTGTCTGGCGTGAGCTGCACAAGATTCTTGATCGTGAAGGAGAGGCAGATAAGCGTCTGCGGGCGTTTGCAGAACAGATGGCGCCCACTCACGGATCAAACTGCCAGAAGCCATTGCGCCGTCTGGTGCAACTGATCGATTTCTATATTGAGCAGGAGCGGAGCAAATGACCATCGACACAACCAAGCTGCGCGAGCTGGCGCAGAACAACAAAAACGAAAACAGGCGGATTTTTGAGCAATGGTTTAAGCAAAATTTCCAGCACATGGGCCAGTTTGATATAGCTAGAGCATTAAAAACAAACGACGAAGGTCGCTATTCAGACTCAGAAACATCCCTCATGTTTTCAGCGTTTGCATACGGGAAGATGCTATCTGATCGCAACGAGAAAAGCGCAGAAATAAGTGCCGCAATTATCGACGGGATGGAGCAAAACATGATTAGTCTGCGAAAGATCGAAACCGCCGCCCGCAACCTAGTCAAGGTCAAAGGCCGGCACCACGCGGAGATTGCTTATCAGAAACTTGTGGAGGTGTTGGGGTGACACAACAACGATTAATCCGACTTGAACAATGGCTCGCTCAAGTGTTCGGCGACGACCCGCCAAGCAAGCGTACCGTCTGGCGCTGGATCGAGGCCGGCCGCATTTACCCCGCCCCGCAGAAGTATGGCGGCAAATGCTACTATTTTGACCCAGCCGCAAAGCTGATAGACCCGCAGAAAGCGCTCAGAAATGCGACCCAGATCAAAACAAAATCGAGGCTTGCCGCCTAACCTGTATTGCCAAGGCGGCTACTACAAATACCGCAACCCGGAAAACGGCAAATGGTTTGGCCTTGGCCGAGACAAGCGCGAGGCTATCAGCCAGGCCATCGAAGCCAACCAGATCATCGCAGACCGCCAGCAAAGCTACTCCCTGGCCGACAGAATTCAAGAGCGCGAAACCTTCGGCCAATTTCTTGACGTGTACGAAAAGCGCTGCATCGAGCGCGGCCTCAAGCCCGCCACCATGAAAACGCGCAACAGCATCATCGGCACACTGCGCGAAACCTTCGGCGCCGAGCCTTTCGACAGCATCACCGCCCGCAATCTAAACAGGCTGCTTGAAACCTACATCGATCAAGGCAAGCGACGCATGGCACAGGCCATTCGCTCCGTCATGTGCGACGTGTTCCGCGAATCGATCATCGAAGGCTGGTCAACCAACAACCCGGCAGAGTCATTGCGCGACCCTGCGCCACAGGTCAAGCGCGCCCGGCTTACTCTGGAGCAATACCAGCAGATACAGCCATTGATCGAACATGCATGGGCAAAGCGCGGCGCCATGCTGGCACTACACACCGGGCAACGCATATCGGACGTGGTCAACATCCGCCGCGCAGACATCCACGACGGGCATGTATGGGTTCAACAGATCAAGACCGGCAACAAAGTCGCCATCCCGCTATCCCTCACGCTTAATGGCAGATCGCTGGAAAGCGTAATCGCATCATGCCGTGACGACGTACTGAGTCAGTATGTTGTCCACTACCCTACCGGCAGCAAGGCGGCGGGGAAAAAGGTCAACGCAACACAGCTTACCCGAGAATTCGCCGCCGCCCGAGACAAGGCCGGAATCGACTGGGGCGACAAATCCCCGGCCACGTTCCACGAGCTGCGCAGCCTGGCCGAGCGTCTGTATAACGAAGTCGGAATCGACACGCAAGCGCTGCTGGGACACAAAGACATCAGGTCAACGCAGACCTACAAAGACCGCCGTGGGGCCGAATGGATCATGGTCAAATCCGGTTGAGTTTTGACCGAGTTTTGACTTGGTTTTTACTGCCACCAATAAAATCAGGCACTTACAGGCCTATCGTCAATTGCCCATGCAGATAAATAGAACCGAATATTTCCCATTATAAATCATAGTGTTATGTTAGTTTTCAACAGGGTAAAGGCAGCGTCAAATTGTGACATTTGCGCGCAATTAAATCAAATACTTACCCCATAGTTTTGACAGGCTTTTTGATGGTTGTCCACAGGCATCAACGACCACTGATATTGCAACGCGGTGGGGATGGGGATATGATTCGGGCAAGAGCCTAAGAACTCTGAAAACCCGGATTGCCCCACGCCCGTCAGACGTGGATTTTTTGCGCCCGTAGCCTGCCGGCTTCGAGCACTCACGGTCAATGGCCGGGAGGGCGACGGATAAAATACCCGCAAGGGGAAGAAGTCCGCCTGTGGTTTTCAGGTTCTTAGCCTCCCGGCCGCCTCATGTTGATGGCGGTCAATTCCGACTAAGAACGGAGAACGACCATGAACACCTCTTCTATCTTCAAATTTGAATCTGCTGAAGTCCGCACCTTTGCCGACGAGCGCAATGAGCTTTGGTTTTTGGCGAACGATGTATGCAGCGTACTGGGTTATGCGAACCCTCGCGACGCCGTAGCAAAACACTGCAAAGAGAAGGGTGTCGCGAAACGCGACACCCTTACGGACAAGGGCAATCAGGAAATGACCTTCATCAACGAAGGCAACCTGTACCGACTGATCGTCAAAAGCCGCAAACCAGAAGCCGAGCGGTTTGAAGAATGGGTAATGGATGAAGTCCTGCCCACCATCCGCAAGACCGGCAAATACGAAACGCCGTATTCAGTCGGCAAAACCGACACCCTGACCAAAGACGAGCAGGACTATTTGCGCGGGCTGGTCAAAGCCCACGTCGAAACCCTGCCCAAAGAACAGCAGGGCGGCGCGGCCATCAAGATGTGGAGCAAGCTCAAATCACATTTCGGCGTGGCGTATCGCGACATTCCGCGCCATGAGTTTGCCGAGGCCGTCAGCCTGTTGACTCGCGCAACCCTGCCAGAGCCGACTGCCGCACTATCGTTACCGGAACTATTCGCCAGCAAACGCTGGCTGGTACACATGACCGCCGAAGGTCATCTGGTCTGGAATGAGGTGCAGCCCGACATGGTGATTCTCTCCATGTCCGACATGACCAAGGCAGTCGGCAAGGCATGGTGGGGCGCGGTCGATACACTGGCCGACCTCAACCGCATCTGCGGCAAGACCGGCCAGAAGTTCGACATCCCGCGCCAAGCCGCCTGACCTCCCCCGTCCCGCCTCTCCCTCACATCGCATCAGCAGCGAGGGGCGGGGTTTTGCGTTACACCCTTTTTCGCTATGCTGCAGATACCTGCAGCCCAACCCACGTCATCAACAAGGAGTTGAACCATGAAACTATCCGCCCTGATCCTGGCACTGCTGGCCGGCAACGCACTGGCATGGGATAACCCATACGAATACAAGCCACGCACGCCGCGCAGCAGCAGCCACTATGACCCAGCCACCGGCAATATGACCAACACCAGCCGCTATGCAGATGGCTCCAGCGATACTTACGGCAACAACGCCAACACCGGCAGCCAGTGGCGCAGCCACAGCGACCGGAGCGGCAACCAGAGCGGCACCGATGCCGATGGCAATATGTGGAACTATAACCGCGACAGCAACACCTATTACAACTACGGCACCGGCAAGATGTGTACCGGCAGTGGCTATTCGCGGGTCTGCAACTGATCAGTGCTTGAACTGGCGGATGTACTCGCGGTAAATCTCGGCCTCCTGGCTCTCGTAGGATTTCTGCTTCATCCGCTTTTCCGCCAGCGTCAGATCCTCGCGCTGCATTTCCAGCGCCATCAAATCCCGTAATGCAGTCGCCTGCTTGCGGTAGCCGTCCATCATTTGGCCTAGTGCCATCAGCTCGCCATCCTGCTCGTACTCTGTCGCAGCCTTGTCGTCGCCGGCCTCAACGGCACGATTCCATGCTTCGACGTGGCCTTTGGCGTCCTTGCCCAAATCGTAGAATCGGGCGCGGGCGTCTTTTACTGTCGATTCGCGCACGGCAGATCGAAGGAAAGGCACCTCGGACACGTCGGGCGCACTGCCACTGGCCAACACATTCAGCAGCGATGCCGAATCAGCCATAAACCCACCGGTTCCGCCAGCCAGCGTTTTGAACAGATATTTGATGGTTTCCGGGCTGATATCGTTCCAGTTGTTCTCATATGGCGATCCATAGAGGCTGGATATGCCTTGTGCTGCCTTGTCATACAGACTGCCGCGTGTGCCGCGCCACATCTTTTCGTTGTCAGGCTGAGTTTCCTTGTAATCAGGTCGCATCGGCCCGCCAAAATCAGTAATGTTGGCAGCCGGAAGGGCAGGGATCTTGATTGCAGTTGGCAATAGCATCAGCATGTTTTCCAACTTCGGATCATCGCCAATCGGATTGCCGACTGGGCTAAAGTTCTCGAAGAAGCTGGAAGCCATGCGAATACTGGCTTTCTCGGCCGATTCGCCGTGCATTAACGCATCAAGCCGGTTTGCCATCGAAACGAAGAAGCTATAGCCATACGGCAGCGGGATGGTCAGCTTGCGCTTGTTGCCCAGCGGGATAATCAGGTTGCGATCCTTCGTGCTATCAGGGATAGCCTCCCATTCATCTTCGTCGTCGCCGCGATTCATCATCGCCAGCGCCAATGCGGCGCCCGCCATCGAGCCGACCAAGGCCCATGCTTGCGCCTTGTGTTTGGTGTCGCCGCCGAATAGCGATTGCCACAGCCGCTGCGAACCTTGCACGTTCGGATTAAAGAACAGATACAGCGCGCCAAGTTGCGGGGTCAACTCGCCTTTTCGGTTGAAGTTCACCGTTACGTTTTTCGCCATGCTGGCCGATTCTGCCACGGTCTTTCCGCTCTCCTGCATGGCCATGAAGGTGGCCAGGCGGAATGCGCTTTCACCGGCTTGATTCCATACCTCGAACCAGTGCGCCAAACCTTGTACCAGCTTACGACCGGCGATGCGCGCCGCCTTGAACGGCTTCCCCTGCTGCAGCGTTGCCATCGCACCGGTATAGTTCTCGTACAGCTCCGTCAGCGTGTTTGCCTGGCGCTCCAGGTCGCCCATGTAGGCGGCGCCTGTAGATCCGCCAGCCGCACGGTAACGCTGCAATGCCTTGCCATAGTCGCCGGATGGCGCCTTGCCGGTCAGCGCAAACTTGAACATCGCTGCGCCCGCCTTTGGCCAGTGCCACAAGGCCCGCGCCGTCACCTTTGCGCCTTGGTCTGCTGTCAGATTGATCGTGCCAGCGAACAGGTCGCGCACCACGTTCTTGACGAAAAACTCCGGGTTGTAGCCGGTGTAGACCTTGGATAGCCAGCGGTTCAGTGATTTGCCCGCCTCGATAATCCGCCCCATCTGCTCCGTACCCATGCGCCGGTACTGGCCAGCCAGGATTGGATCGTGCAACTGGATACGTACCGCCCGGCCTTGCACGTAAACCTGCACCTCATGATCCTGCAGGGTTGGCTTGGCCATCATCGACACATAGGGATCAGACGATTTCGACACGGCAAACGCGCCTGGCTTGCTGCCTGTGCGCGCCGCCTCGGCCTGGATAAACACGCGGGCCGCCTCCATGCTGTTGAATGCGTCCAGCATCTGGCCGTTCAGTTCAACCACATACGACACCTGATCGCGCAGCACCTTCTGTTTCGGCAGCACATTCACCGTCCATAGCTTCGGATCAGGGTTGCGCTCGATCAGATCCAGCAGATAGGTGCCGACGTTGTTTTTCTCGGCCAGAACAATGGCGCGCTGACGGTCGCGCAGCATGTTCTCAAGCACATGCTCATCGCGCATATCGTGGCCCATGCGGCGCTTTTGCTTGCCGTTCACGCTCAAACCCTTGCCAGTGCCTTGGCGTGCGGCCTGATCCTCGTCGCCACCCTTAACCGGCACATAGAACTGATACGCCATCCGCATTGCATGCGCAGCTTCTGGCGACACAATGCCGGCCTTCACATAAAGCGACAGCGTGCCTTCGGAAATGCGGCGGAAATCATTGGCCAGCCGTTTGAATTCGGCAGCGTCAGGCATGGCGGCAAACTTCGCCAGGATCGATTGCGCCTCGCCATCTTCCATGCCGAAAGCCGTGTCGCGGCTATCGTCGATTTCACGAATACGGGCGTTGGCTTCTTCGGCGTGCTGCGCCAGCAGATATTGTTCAACATCCTGCAGCGAATGGCCAGAATCGGCCAGGCGTTGCATCAGCGGCTCCACCTCATCCCGCGCAAAGTCCTCAATGCGCGTTGCCGTCCGGCCGTGGAAACGTTCTTCTGCGCCGTACACGTCGTTCTGCTCGTCAACCTGCCCGCCCTGCTCGCGCACATTCTCCAGTACCTGACGCCAGCGGTTCATGTTGTCCTGCACTTCGCGCTGTGTGGCATGGGCTTTGGTTTCTTCTGGCAAAGAAAAACCCGCCGAAGCGGGTTGTTTGGGGGCGGTACTGCGCAGAATGTTAGGGGCGCTGCCATTGAATGTGCCTTGGTTGCCCACGGCGGATTTGATTTGGGTGGGGTTTTGAACCACCATAACGCCGTCGTACATGATCCCATCGAACCCTGCTTTAGCCAAGACGTCTGCCATGTCTGCGGCGTGCGTCCCACTGAATTCATCAATGTTCATGTACTGGCCGTTATCTTCCAGAATCTGCCGGGCTTCTTCTACGCTAGACGCAATTAGCGGGCGTTCCATGCGCAGATATACGGGTACCACGTTGCTGCCAGAGAATCCGGCATACAGATTGGCCGTTTCGGGGTCTTTCGCAAAATAGAATCCAGAGCCTAGCTTTGTGGTTTTTACCTTGTTCTGGTCAAAGCTATCAAAATCCGACTCCGTGCCGTGATACACCACCAGCGGCTTGCCATCCTTATCCACCACCTTGCTATCACCAAACCAGCGCCAGAAGTTGCGCAGCCCTTCTTCGGTCTGTGCGATAGGCTTGCCGTTGCTGTTGGTAGTCGGGCGTGTCACTCCGTCAATGTTGATTGTTTTCGATGACGCGGCCATGCTGTGCTGTGCAGCGCCATCACGATACCCAGCAGACAACTTTCCGCCACCACGCACCGTTTCCCGCACCCCAGCCAGCAAATCCCAAACCTGCTTATCGCTGTATTCGGTGGCTTGCTTGCCGGTCAATTTGGCCAGCCATGCTTTAACCGAAGCCGTCAGGCGCGCCAGCCGGCCACGCAGATCATTGCGCATCATCTTCGGCACGGCCACGCCATAACGCTCCTGCAGATAGGCGAAGTCGTCGCGCTCGATGGCGGCATTCAGCTCGGCCAATGCCTCGTTGGCGGTTTCAACTTGCAGGCGATGAATGGCCGCGCTCCGGGCTATGCGGGCAACCGGTACGCCCAGCGCGTCAGCAATATCCTGGCGCACGCTGTTGACGGTCATGCTTCTGTCAACGGCAATGGCCGCCGCCAGCTTGGCAATCATCGGGTTGTTGCGGGTTTCCAGCAGGATATTGGATAGGCCAAAACCGTATTTCGCATCCAGGCCGTAGTGGGTCAGCTCATGCGAGAGCACGAACAAGGCGCGCTCTGGCGAATCCATCGCGTCAGCGTAGAAGGTGATTTCGTTTGTCGTCGGGTCGTAGGTGGCCTCAACGTCGTCAATCACCTCGTCGGCCGTGGATTGATGGGTGTTGCTGCCACCTGTCTCGGCGTTGCGGCTCTGCGCCACCTTGATCATGCCGCGCAAATGCGGCGGCACGGCCTTGTGAAGCAGATCCTGCAGCTGCTGCTGTGTCATGCGTTGTTGTGTTGTGGTGTGGCTGGCTGTGCTGTTGAGTGTGCCGCCTTGCCCTAAGTATCTATCCCTGATGAAATACCCGCCATCTTTCTTGAACGTGTACGGGTCAATCTCTTTTGCCTGTGCCTGGGTCAGATCGGTGCGGATCACTCCGCGCAGCACTTTCCCCTTGGCGGTGGTGTGCTCAACAATGTCCAGCCCACTGGCGCCTGCTTCCGGGCCGGAAGATTCAACGGCGCCACTCTCGCTGGAAGATTCTTGAATACGTGGCTCAGCCGCGTTGACTCGCTTGGGCAGCGTCATGTTCTCCATGCGCTTGAATAGATCATTGATGTTGTCTATTCCAGCCAGATCACGATTAACCTGTTGAACGTCTGCCTCTGCGCCAGCCTTGCCCTTTTCCAGCACGATAATGTGCGTCATAACACCGGTGCCTGCGCGCTCGAACGTGACAGATGGCAGCTTGATATCCGCCACAAGCGACAGATCACCAGCCGGGCGATATGTCTCCTTGCGCTTGCCTGTTGCTTCAACGGCCGTCCATGCGGCAGGATTCACCTGGTATTCTGATTTTCCTGAAGGGGTCTTTACTTCAAGCCAGTATCCGCCGCCACGGTCTTTGCGGGATAGCACGCCTTGCTTTGCCCATGCCGCGTTGGTGCTCACTGTGTCGCCACGGTACACAGGCCCAAGCGTTGGGTGCTCCAGCAGTGGCTTCACCTCGCGCTCTGTTTCGCCATACAGGAAATTGTCCAGCCGCTTGTCGGCAGCCGGCCCGGATGGCAGCAGCGCAACGACTCGACCGCCTTCGCGCAGATGACCAGCAGCCTTGGACAAATGATCAACGGCCGTCTTTCCGCCAACGCCAAATGGCGGGTTCATCACAATCGCATCGTACTTGTTGACGATGTTGTGACCTTCAAAGTCAGAGTCAATGATCTTGCCATCAAACACCATTGCCAGCCGTGCGCGCAGCGCGGTACTTGGTTCGATGGCGGTTCGGTTTGCATCCTCCGGAAACCAGCGCGCAATCGCACCATGCCCGGCAGAAGGCTCCAGTACAGACTCGCCTGGGCGCACATCGGCAAACTCGGCCATTTTCAGGCCGACCGGCTCAGGCGTGGCAAAGTAGTCCTTGCCTTCTTTGGCCTTGGTCTGTGCGTTTTTCTTTTGGGTGCCGAAGTAGAACGAACGCGCTCGATCGTATTCTGTCAGCGCATCATTCGCAGCACGGTCGCGCTCCTTGCCTCCCTTGCCTTCGCCTTCCATGCCCGCACGGTAGTTGTCGGATTCCTCGAAACCAGCAATGAATGCGTCTTTCAGCGCACGCGCCATTTCGCCCATGCCAAGGTTCTCAGCCGCGCTGGCGCGCTGGGCGATAGTGGTGGCGAACGCCAATTTTTCCCAATTGGTGCCAGTGTTCAAGTAGCGGAAAATTGCATCCGTCACCTGCCCGGTGCGGTAGATCCTGCCCTCTTGCTGAATCGCGGTGGTGGGTTGCGTCGGCTGGCCAAGATTGAACAGCACGCGCTGATGCTTGCCGGTTGTGTCGTGCAGGCTAATCCCCTCCTTGCCTGCGGCCGATTGAACCAGGATGATCTGCGGCCCGCTGGCGTCATCCTGAAACTTCGCCACATTGGCGCGGCGCTGATTGGCTGGCACGTCGCCATTGAACAGCAGCACATCAGGAAACTCCTGCTTGAACATATCAATCGGTGATGACTGGCGGAAAAGACTGGAATTGATGATGTCGCGGAATTCTTGATTGAAGGCGTCAACGGCGTTGTGGTCGAACATTTCGCCGCTGAAAATAAATGGGTTAAATCCGCCGCCTTTTTTGTAGTCATGGAAAACAACGACTTTCCGACCTAGCGCCATGTGCTCACGGATATGCGGCACAACCTCACGCGCCTTGATCGATTCCAGCAGATAGCGCCGCGCCAGATAATCGAACTTTTCATACAGATGGTCGATCATGCTCCGATATTCTGTCGCTGACGCATCGGTGCCGGCTGATTTGTCTCTCAGCCACTCGAAAGCATCATCGATGCGCTTGCCAATGGCGGAATCCACCAGAATAAAGCGGCGGTCATAGTCCGCTTTCACGTCCAGCATGCGACCAGACAGCGATCCTTTCTTTTTCAGGTAGGCATTGAACTGGCGCTGCATCAGCCCGGCATCCACCTTGGCATCCGGCGCTGTCAGCTTGCCGTAGCGCATCCGGTATCCAAGGTGCTGCATGAAAAACTGCTCGCGGTTGCTGCCTTGGTTGTAGCCGCGATAGCTGTTTTCCTCGTTGCTGCGGCCTTCGTTGTAGTCAAACAGGTAGCCGTTCGCCCAATCGATGGTTTTTTCGTAGGCAAAAGGCGTGGCAGAAAGGAATACAACCCGCGTGCGTGCCGCACCCTGGCGCGACGCCACATCCGCCTTGATGGCGTCCAGCTTCTTGCTCAACTCATTGGCGAGCTTGTCCGCCTTGGCCTGTGTCTCATTGGCCAGATACCACTCCTGCTCGTTGTCAGACGTGCGCTGCATCTCGGCCTCTTTGGCAAGGCGATTGGCCAGTGCAATCTCGTCAGCGTTCAGCATGGCGTGGCGATGGTAGGCGCCGTCATGGTGCAAGGAAATGGCGCGCAACACTTTCAGCGCGTTGGTATTGGTGCCGTCCTTGTCCATGGCAAGGTAATGCGCCTCGTCGTGAACAACAAGATCCCAATCCCGTCCAGCCAGAGCGTTATTGGCCCCCATGTTGGCATAGGTGGTGATCACCAGCCCCTTGCCTGCTTCGCTGGTGTTTGCCAGTCGCGCCAGATCCAGCCCAAGCATCTTGCCGGATCGCTGCCAGTCCTCAATGATTTTGTCGTTAGGTGCAACGACAAGGATATTGGTCTTGCCGTTATTGACGAACCGCTTGATAACACCCAGCCCGGTAAAGGTCTTGCCTGTGCCGGTGCCATTGGTGAACAGCATGCCGTAGCCATCTGGCAATGCGAAACGCGCCTCGGCCTTCACCACGTCCTGTTGCTGGCCTTCTGTCAGGATCGGCAGCGCATCGGCAACGCTCGCATTGGCTGCGTGCTTGTCGGCCTCTCGCTGCTCGTCCTTGGCTAACTGTTTTCGATGGTCGCTTTTAGCAACTCGCGCAATCTGGCTTGTTGCTTGCGGTTCAACGGGTAATCCTGGGATGCCAGAATCAGTGCTTCCGATATCGACACGACTTCCGGCAGAACCTGGCGTAACGATGGGTGATCCTGCGTAAACTTCGCTATCGCTACGTTCTCCAGAATCAGCGGCTTCACGTTCATCAGGGCCGATGCTGTCTCGCTGTCCGACTTCGCCTTGAGTGCTTTCCACTCCTGATCTTCCAGTTCGGCCATTCCCTGCCCGTCCAGCGCGAACGCCTTGCGCGCCCACGCCGTTTTCAGGTGTTGCGTCTGCGCTATTTCGTTCCAGATCGGAGCCGCTACGCTGGTCAGTGACATGATCTTTATCTTTCTCTAGTTGCTCAATTGAATCATACGCCAGCGCTTCGCGCTTATCACCGCCAATCTCGCTGGCAATGTTGATATACCCAGCCTGCAGGTTATCAATGCTCAGCTTGTCCGCGATTTCGTCACCGGCCAGCTGTCGGATCTGGCTCATCACATGCTGCGCCGCGTCGCGGAACTTCACAAACCCCATCTTGGCCGCGATCCGGAAAATCTTGGACATGACCGGGATGATTCTCGATTCTTCTTCTGGCGTCAGGTTTTTGCGCGCACCAAGGATCGATGCCAGTTCGCCAATTGCATCGCCCATTTCCGCTTTAAGCGCGTCCATTTCCGCGCTACTCGCCGCATTTGGTGCCAAATCTGGCACTTTTTCCGGCGAGCGGTCGGCATTTTGTTCGCTACTCGATTCCGCCGGCGCATCAAACAACCCGCCCTGCCCGGTCAGATTGTCCTCGGCGTTTCCGCCCAGCGTGAACGTATCAGCCGCAGCCTCAGAGCGGCGGCGGATTTCCTTGCGGGTTTCCTCGTCCTGGCGCGCCTTGTCGGCAGCGGCGCGCTGGCGCTCTACTTCTCGTTGCTGTTGCTCGGCGGCCCGTTCTTCGCGTCGGAGATCGCTTTCTGTGTAGCCGGCAAGGCCGAATCCATCTTCTTCTGGCGCAGCTTCTGCAGTTGCCGTGCCACTTTCAGTACCTTCCATTGATCTTCCGGCGGCAGGCTCTCGATCAGTCTGCGTGCCTTCTGCTGCGGTGTTTCTCGGTTGTTGGCCGAAGATGGCATCTAGTTCTTCCTCTGTCACTGGCCCGGATTTGCTTGCAATCACCGGGGCGTTATCAATAAGTCTGTCTAGCTCGGCCGCTTCTGCCGTCGCTGCGGCATCCTCTGCGGCTTCGCGATTCTGGCGATTCAACTCAAAATAATCGGTTTCTTCTTCCAGTTCGCGCTTGGTAAATTCATCCGCAAACCTGCCCTCATCATACGCCTGCTGAAACTCGCCCGGTGCATTGGCCTGTTCTTCTTGCTGACGGGCATCAAATTCGCGGCGGGCCTGTTCTTCCATGCCGGCCGGGTGCAGCCGGCGTTGCTCGATGGCATCCAGCAGATCATTCGGCGTTGCGCCTTCCGGCAAATAGCCTTCACCTTCCAGCCGGCGAATCACGGTGTCAATCGGCTGGCCGCCGCGCTTGAAGGCAAACGCACCTTGCCGGCGCAGATTGCCCGGCACCTCTGCGTTGTAATGGCCGACAGTTTCTGACTGACCGCGCCACCACTCAGACAGCGCCTGCTCGGTGTCGATGCCGCCCATTTTTGCAATGGCCTGCAAAATGTCGTCGTTAGCATGATCAACCTGCAGCGCCTGCTTGTTCCGCGCCTGCATGCGTTCACCGGCTTGGGCGCGTTGCGCGTCACGTTGCGCCAATTGCTCGCCGTTCAACAGCAGATGATCCAGCGCCTTGCGGATAGCCTTCGCTTGCTTGCTGGTGTCCTTGTCCTTCGGCATCGCCACCAGCGCCTGCCCTTTCTTCGGGCTGACGAGTACATTCATACCCTTGAGCGCGTCACGAATAGCACCGGCATGCTGCGCCATGTCGCCCTTGATCAGCCACTGGCCGCGCTCGGTTTGCTGCATGGTGAGCGCCGGATCGCTGGAAATGTTCGGAGCTGGAGCCGGAATACTCGGAGCTTTGTCAGAAATGTTCGGAGCTGTATCGGCCTGATCCGGCTCGGTAATGGCATGTGCAATGCCATGCTGTGACGTGATTGTTTGTGGTGCTACCACATCCGATGCGCCATCGGTCATGAAACTTTTTGCGGTTTTTTGCGTATTTTCTTCAGGTTTTGCCGCCGCGCCCTGATTCTGCGCCCGCTGCAGCGCCAACTGCATCGCATTCGGCACCGACTCGCCTTCACCGGCCGCATTCGCCAATACCTGATTGATCTGGTTCGACTGTTCTGCACGATCAATCGCCACCGGCACGGCCGATTCCTGCGCCAGCGATTCCAGTTCGCGGGCCTTCTGAACCGGGTTTTGTTGCTGCGCCCATGCGGCATCAACCTGGCTGGCGATATCCGCCTTGCGCTGTACGTCGCGGGCATCCATGCCGGCATTGGCAAGCATTTGCTCCTGCGAGTCGAAGCCACGGCGCGGCATCCGCATGCCGTTGGACGATTCGCCTTGCTCTGCATCCGGCAGCCATTGCGGCTCATACAGCCCGCCCTCATTCGATCCGACCGGCAACACCGTATTGGCGCGCACCGCCGCCATATCGTGGATAGGCTGCAGCGCCTCGCCACGCATTACGCTGGCCACTAGCCCGGCGGTCGGGTCGCCAGCGCCCAGCACCGATTCCACCGATGCTGCGGCTGCATCCGCTACCGGGTCAGCCTCAACACCCATGCGGCGCAGCAGATCGGCCTGATTCGGCGCGATGGGGTCGTAACCGGCAACGGATTCTGGCGTGGCAACTGGCGCGGGTTGTGGTTGCGGCTGTGGTTGTTTTGCTGGCTGCGGATCGTTTCGCGTCAGCAGGTGATTCACGGCATGCGCACCACCCGACATCCCCATGCCCTGGCCCATGCCAACTACGCCACCTTCCAGCGAAGCGCGCAACATGCCGGTTGACGGGTCGATGGTCGGGTCAAGGTAATCGCGTTTGGCGGCATTCTGCAGGTAATGCTCCGGGCCGGATTGCGCGAATTCCTCTGCAAACTCCTTTGCGCCATCTTTCAGCACTTCTTTTGCAGCAGCCTTGGCGCCAAGTTTGCCAACTTCCTTGGCGCCCTGCTTGACGGCAAACTTGTTCAGCAGCGAACCGACTGCACCGCCGCCCATTGCCGCGCCAATCAGGCCGGTAGACAGCGCAGTGTCCTTTGCGGTCTGGATCGACACACGGTCGGCAATGGCCTTGCGTGCCGCATCCTCGCTGCCAAGCTCTTTGCTCAGGCTCTGGAATGCCGGCGATTTGCGCAGCGATTCAATCGGCGCGTCCATCACTTCCTGATATGCCTGCGCGCCATTGGTTGCGCCAGTCACTGCAGCCTCACCCGCGCCCGCTCCCGCAGCGCCAGGCAATGCGCCAGTCAGACGCATGATAGGTGCGGGGGTGTATTTTGTTGCCGCATCCAGCACCGAACCCAGCGCGCCATCAGATACCACCGCACGGCCAAGCACCGCCTCACCCGCTGCACCAATGCCACGCGCAATCGGCGCCCCCAGCATGGCACCGACAATCGACGGCACAGCAGATCCGGCAATGCCTTGCGCCATGCCACGGCCCCAATCATCATTGACGCCGCTCAGATCCTCCTTGAACACCCCGTTCTTCTGCGCCTCACGCCCGGCTTGCGTCATGTTGGCCAGCGCCTGCTCTTGTCCGATCTGGCCAATGTCCTGCAGGAACTGGCCAGAATCATGCGCGCCGGCTTCGTTCGCTAGCCAGCCAGCACCCTGAATCAGTGTCGCACCACCACTCTTGAGCGCCTGCCATACATCGTTTGCACGGCCTGTAATATCGCCTGTTGTCTGGCTGATGTTGTCGCGCCTCAACGCTTCTGGCGATAACTCGTCATCAGACACCGAACGGGATTGCTGGCCACCTGTTTTGCGCTGCTTCGCCTCTTGTTCAGCGACAAGCCTCTTTTTCTGCTCGGCCTGTTCGGCTTCCTGCTTATCCAGATAGGCGGACATTTCCGGCGAGTTCAGCAACGCATAGGCGTCGAATACAACTTTCTTCTTGGACATTTGGCCTCAGAAAAACAAAAGGCCCGACGAGTGCCGGGCCTGATTGAATTGGGGAGCGTGTTGTTTAGTTGGGGCGGCCGTAACCGTAGCGCCGGCCATCGACGTTGAAATACTGCATACGCTGGCCATTTGGCAGCGTTGCCGTGGTTAGTTTGGTTTTCTTGTAGGCCAAGTCCTTACCCATCTGCAGCGCCTCATCTGGCGCAAGATTCGGGTTGGCTGACAGTACATAGGTTGCTGCTTTCAGCACCTCACGCGCGTCCTTCGGCTTGGCTTTTTCAGGCAACCCAAGTCGTGCCGCCAACAAATTCACTTTCGATGGGTCATCATCAACGCCAAGGTACGAATACAGGTCTTTGCGGCCCTCAACAAAGTCCGGATTGCCAAGCTCGTCGTCATCTGCGCCACCGGATTTGCCGCCTTTCGCAGCCAGCCTCGTATTGAGCAGGCTTCTCTGGCCCGCTTGTTGTTTCTCCAGCAACTCCAGCGCCTGCTTGTGGGTAACTTTGTTTTGATTCGCCCATTTATACTGATCGATGTCGCTCTTGATGTCGTAATCATCAATCTCGCTTTGCCGTTTGCGCTGCTCTGCCTCAACGGCCTGCGGCGCATTCAGCCCATCCAGTTGCAGTTTCTGCTGATGCTCTGCCCGCCCACGGGCTAGCTTGTCGCCATATTCCGCTTGGCCTTTGGCGTACTTGTCGCGCAGATACATCAGCGCCGCCTCTCGGTTCATGATCCGGCCTTCTGCCGCATCCGCATCCAGTTGCTGCTGATCATGCTTGGCATTGGCTACCACCGAGCCTGCCGCGCCGATGCCGGCACCCAACATTGCCTCTACGAATCCGCCCATGATTACATCCCTTCTGCTTGTTGCGGCACCATGCCCGCCGCGCCTTGTGGTGGCTGCTGTTGCGGTTGTTTCGGCTGCGCAAACGCTTGCAACGCCATCTGCAATACCTGGCGCGCCATGCCCGCGCCTTGTTCCTTCTGCAGCAGCCCCATGATTTCCGCAACCTGCAGCACCTCAAAAACCAGCGTTTTAGCCAGCTTATCCAGCGTATCGCCTGGGATCGTGCGGCCATTCCCCTGCGCCTTGGCCATCGCGGCGCGCATCGCGTTGGCAACGATATCCGCCATATCTGCCGGCAGATCCTGCGCGCCGGCAAGCCGTTCCTCCAGCGCCTGAAATCCGCCCTCGGAATACAGCGTTTCAAAAGCCAGCTGCGTTGCCGTCTGCAGCACCTTGTCACCGTTCCAAGAGCCTGCGGCCGACTTGCCAGCACTTGCGCCGGTTTCCGCCATTTCTTCCTGCGGATTGTCCGCCGGCTCCTGCATTTCTTCCTGCTGCTCCGGGTTGCGCCCCAGTGCTTTCGTCACCAATCCAGCCATTACTGTTTACCCCGCAACGAATTGATCATGCCTTGAAAGTGATTCACATCCGCCACCTTATTGGTCGGCGCCCTCTTCAATGTCAAAGCCCGGTTGAATTCTTCTTCTTTCATGCCGGTCAGACTGGCCAGCTCCTGATCACGCTGCCGGTTCTGCAGATAGGTTGACAGGCCGCCCGCCGCCGCGCTGCCAAGTACCATCTGACCTGCCGGGCCAAGGTTCTTCCATGCGCTACCAAGGCTGCTAGCGCCATCCTTGACGCTATCCCACAAGCCCGGCTTGCTGTCGGCCATCAGCGTATTGATATCGATGCCGTTCTGCGCCAGATAATTGCCAACAGCGCCAAGTTCTTCATCAGACAATGCACCGCTACCGAAATCGAACATGCCGGAATAGTCAGGATATTGGCCACCGGTTGCGGCCTGCTCAAATTCGCCAGCGCCGCCGTCATCCCACTGAAACAGGCTTTCAACCTCACTGAAATCGTAATTGCTCACGCTTACCCCCTCTGCCGCTGCGCCATGTATTGCCGCAGCGCCTGTTGTCCTTGATATGTCCGCATCACCTTGGCCATGACACTGCCAGCCTCGCCGGTATTGCCAACGCCAGACAGCGCCATGCCTGCGCCGTCCATCGGCCTGCCGCTCACGCCTTGCTTGACCGCCCCGCCCGTCACGCCACCGATGAACTTGCCAACAATGCCGCTATCTTTCAGCTGCCCGCCAACCCAGCCAGCCGCCTCGCTGCCTGCCGTGGTGGCCAGCACCAGACGCGGGTCAATCTTGCCCTTGTTGGTTGCCGCCTGCCGGATCGTTTCCAGCAGAGCCGTGGTGCCTGGGCGCGTGATGTACTGGCCGAGATTGGCATTGGCATAAGGCGTCAGCCCGCCCATCAGCGCACTGGTGGCCAGCCCTTTACCGCTTAGCTTCGTGCCGGTGATGCCGGAGCCGATCAGATTGCCGGCGATGCCTTGAGCCGCGCCTGCAGCAACGGTTCCGGCTGCAGCCGATCCTGTCGCGCCTGCCACCGCGCTGCCGATCATTGGGGCCGCCTGACCTGCCGTTGCAATCGTTGCAGCAACGGAAAAAATAGCTTTCGTCCACGCATCGCCATACTTGGCCCAGCCACCGCCTTGATCATCTACGTGCTTGACGCTCCCCATCGGCGCATATAGGCCGATGTTCTCGTCGTATTTGAGTAGGTTTTGCCAGGGGATGCCGGTATCGAGATAGTTCGCACGCGTCTTGTCACGCACCGCAGACAAGTCGCCTTTGGCGCCGGCCTTACGCAGCTTTGGCTCAATCTGCGCTTTCCATGCGCTATCGAACTGCTCGCCATACATATCCTTGACGTTGTTGACGAAGTTATCCAGCTCACCGGGGCGGATAACTTCGCTGCCTGCGAACTTGGACGGATCAAAGTCACCGGCCGCCTCCCGGTATTGTCCAAGACCGCCGGTAACGGTTCGCGCGCCGTAATCATGGGCGTCGTCTGCGGAATAGATATAGCGCTTGTTCGGGTCGATCTTATCGACTTCTGCCAGATCACGCGGGTTCAGCGCCGCCCACTGGCTTTCGGTTTCGTACTCCTGCCCCGAGTCGTTCCAGTTTTTCTGCGTCGTGCTGCGGGCATTGATCTTGTCGCGCAACATCGACTGCAATTCAGCGCCTGACATGCCCGTGAGCGCCGATCCAAGGTCGCGCCCATTGCTCATGTTGTTGGCGCGATACTGCAGGTTGCCGAACTGCGCTTTGCCGCCGTAAAACGGCGCATCGCCGCCGTACTGCGCAAGGTGCGCCAGATACTTGTTGTTCTTGTCACCCGCTGCGCCAGCCTTGATGCCGTCGCGCAGCCACTGCTGGTATTCGGCCAACTCAGCCATCAGCCGCCACCCGCCGCTGGCAACGCAGATAGATCAATCGTGGTATCGGTGGCCATGCCGTCGCTAAATCCGTAGATGGCCGAGTAACCAGACAAAGCAATCGCCTTATCCGCAGCCGGCATATTGCTGTTGACGATATTCAGATAGCCCTGCGCATAGGTATTGGTCTGATCCAGCGTCATCTTGTCATACGCCAGATCCATGTTGATTTTCAGCTGATCAAGCTGGAACTGCTGCTGATCACGCAGCTGCTTGGCATTGAAATCGTTTTGATTCTGCTGCAGCTGGAACTGCTGGCCGAATTGCCGATCCTGCGCCTGCTGCTGATAAGCGGCATTGATGCCAGCAAGTTGCGCCTGACCGGCCATCTGCATGCCGGCAATCGCCGCGCTGTTGGCCGCCTGCTTGTCGGCCAGATTGAAATTGTTTTGCGCGCTCTGGTTGTCTCGCGCCGCTGTACCGTATGCGCTGGCATCGGCGCTGGCAATCGGCAATGCAGCGTCAATCGCCGCTGCCGTGCCGGCGCCGGCCGCCAGCGATGAATTCACCAGCCCACGCTCGCCCATCGTCTGCAGCGACCTGTCCATTGCCTGCTTGATGTACGGCGAATCGCCCTGCAGCAGCTTGGTCAGGTTGCTCGATGTCAGCTCGTTGTCAGTCACGCTGCGCGTCACCGCGCCTGGGCCGCCACCCGTTGCCGCTGTCGGCATCTTGAATTCAGGAATTTTGACTTCGGAATCCGGCTTGTAGCCGTAGGTGTTGCCCCAGGCATTGGCGATATCCTTGTTTCCCGATGCCAATTCATCTATCGCCGTGCCTTGGTTGAAGTTCACGCTGGAGCCGTCATTGCGCTTATAGGTGGCCGATCCGTCATTGTTGCGCGTCAGCGTGCCATTCACCCAGGACTGGCTATCGCCAGCCTTCGAGCCAGACCAGTAAGCATTCCAGTCTTGGCCCATCTTGTTGGACACCAGGCCCATCTTTACCCCCTATAAACGCAAAAAGCCCGGACGAATCCGGGCCTATTTGAATAACCTCATTGTAGCATTTTGCCTGCCGTAAATTTGCAGCAGCGCCCGGATCTATTTGATCTGTTCCGCCGCGACAAACAAGGCATCCAGCTGCGCATCGGACAGGCCAAGCACGGCAGCCATGCTCAATATCATGTCGCTGTACCGCTCAAACCCTGCCGCCTCTTTCCATGCCAGCCTGGTGCGCAGGGGCGTAGCCTGGTCAGCCATCAGCGTTTCTACCGAATCCAGTAGCCCGGCATTGGCTAACGCCATTTTTGCCTGAAATGCCGTAACGCGAAGCGGAACCAACGTGGCGCGATCAACCACAATCGTATCAAGCATTATTTGATCCTCACGTAATAACACGGCCAGCCTGCAGCAGAGCCGGCCTCTGGAACGGATGCGGCCGGCAGACCGACATAGGTCGCCGTAGTCAGTGATGTACCGCCGTAAACGGCTGTGGCGCCGCCTGCCTGCGTAATCAGGAAGCGGCCACTGGCATCAGCCAGCAGCATTGGCGCTCCACCTGAGAACGTCCACGGGATACGTTTGAGCGTGGTATTGACCAGATCACTGCTCTCCAGTACGCCGGCCGACGTGGCAAACCGCCACTTACCGGAAACGTACCCGCCTGCGCAACGGCTGGTGGATGGCGACTCGTTCGCGCCTCCAAGATATCGGTCAGACCACGACCCTGTCGCACCGGTGGCGCTTACAATCGCCGCGCCCGCACTACCGAGCAGCAGAAACAGTCCGTCGCCAGACAACAGCGCGGTAGTTGATGCACCACTTGGAAGCGATTGCGTCGCGCTCCACGTCGCGCCGTTGTCATCGGAATACTGCGTATAGGGAATGGAGCTGTTCGTGCCAGACGCAAGCCAGCGCGTACCCAGTACAGTCAGACCGTAAGGTTGCAAGCCAAGCGCACCGCCTGCGGCCCACGTAATGCCGTTACTGGCTTTAGCCGTCTGCCCCACGCTGTTGGCCAAGACGGCCGCAATGGCATTTCCGGAAGCGGTGCAACGCACAATGGCCTGATTGGCCCCGCCGCTTGTCAGCGCCTGCGAATACCGAAACGTTGCCGCTGTGGACAGATTTGGGCTGGTACTGATTCTGAGACCGCTTGCGTCGTTGCCGGCAAATATCCACAGGCTGTTTGTCGCATCCCAGCACGCCGACGCGCACTGCACGCCAAGGTTATGCACCAGCGTTGACCACGTTGCGCCGCCATCACTGGATACCTGCACCGCCGTTGAGCTGTGCGTAGTACACAGCACATAGCGCCCAGCGCCATCGGTTGCCATGTCGTAGAGCCCGACAGACCCCATTGCCGGCGCAGTGCTGAATGCGGCTCCAAATGCTTGCGTTGCCGGGTGCGCTGCTGCCACTGGATACCCGGCAGCCGCCTTGACCACGCCTGAGCGCAACCACTCGGCGCCGGTATATGGGTCGATGAAGCTGGTTCCAACATTCTGAAACGGCGCAATAGCGCCAATCGGATTAACCCGGCGCATCACTTCCGCTAGGATGACTGCATCCAGTGCCATGTTTTATACCTCCGTGCTGCCAGTACACTGGCCGTTTGAGTAGCTGTAGGTACGGGTGCGGGTGACGCCATGCCACGTCACCGCTTCTGTGTTCACCGTGCCATCGGCGTTGTAGGTTAGCGTTGTCGTTCGTGGGTAGCCGTCCACTGTTTCAGTAATGCCGGTCACTTGCCCGCTGCCGTTGTAGCTGTAGCTGACCGAGCTTGGCGAATCGCTCGCCCAAAACACCGCGCTGCCTGTGTTGCGGATGTTGCGCCCCGCATAGGCCGCATAGGCCGGAAGGGAAGCAGCCAACGACGCCGAAGATAGCTGCGACAGCGTAACGTAATCCTGTGGATTTACGGCATTGCCCGCGCCAGTAATGCGGTAACCCGCAGCGTTGTAATTGCTCGTCAGCCCGCTGTATCGAACCTGATTGGCCTTGTCGCCATCCACATCGGCCTGTACCGCATCAAACCCGGACAGCATTGCGGCAAACGCACCATTCCACATGCCCGCCGTCAGCGTCACGCCATCCACCGTTGCGTAGCTGTAGCTGCAATATCGATTGCTCACCGTTGCACCCCCCAAATCTCGAATTGCAGATGAATGGCATTGACTGAAAACGGTCGCGCTGCCGCGCTGTCGTGATACAGCACAATGCCGATGTTGCGGCCTACACCGCTGATATTGATTTCTGCGCCAGGGTAAAGCGCCGAACCAAAACGCACCGTGCCGATAATTGCCGCGCCAAGCATGCCGCCGCCGCCGCCAGAATCCACGTCCAGCACATCACCGCCAACAGCCGCATAATCAAAATCCGTGGCTACCGTGATTTCGGTCGGCTCGTCTGCCTGCATTTCCAGCAGCAGCTTGCGAAACCGCTTCTTGTGCAGCGGCGATTTCAGGTGGTTGAACGGCAGGCGGATGGCCGATGCGATGGACTGCCCGGCAAAGCTGGTGCCGTAGTCCATGCGGTACACATTGCCATTGCTGTCACCGGCATAGATCAACTCATTGCCGGCGGCATCGCGCCCGGAACACACCGCACGCAGCTGATGCGGGAACCGCTGGCGCGAGAACCGCGCTTGGTTGCCAATGAATGTGGCGGTCATCTGCGAGCCGTCAGCCATCAGCAGCCGGTACTGCGCCTTTTCGCGCACCACATAGCTGGCCACCACATCCGGCAGATTGATAAACCGGTCTACCTTGCGCGAAATGCCAGACGAAACGAAGTCACCAAACGATTGCGTAGCGGTGAAGTTGGTCAACCCATTGCCGTTGACCACATAGGCATTGCCATTGATCGACTGCACCGACCGCGCCAGGCCGCCGCCGTCGTTGTGCAATGGCTTGAGCTGCAGCGATGCTGTCGAAGATCCGTACAACACGGCAGATTGCTTGCTGCCGAACACAAGCAGCGCATCGCCCACGCTCGACAACAGGCCATTGATTTCGTCGCCAATGCCCAATTCGGCCGCGCCTAGCGCCACCGACCACTTGCCCGGATTGCCAATGCCGGAGCGCTGCAGCGAGCCACCTGGGAACGACAGGTAGAAATAGCCACCATGACAGGCCAGATGTGTCGGCTTGTCCTGCGGCATGGCGGTAATCAGTTGATAGAAGTTGCTGCCGTCAAACTCGAACGCCGGGTTGACACCATCCACACCATACAAGCGATAGCTGTTGCTGGAGGCGTAGAAGTTGTAATTGGCGCACTCGACCGTGCCGCCAGGCAGCAGCGTTGGCGTGCTCACGCCGCCGGTCGCCGTCGCCTTGGTCGTCGCACCATCCTTGATCGGATTGGATGCCGCCCACGTGCCGGTCACGCCAGACACATACAGCCGCCCGCTTGCCTGTGGCGTACCGCCCCAATCACCGGACGCCAGCGCCACCCGCAGCACCGTCGCCGTTGCGCCAGAACCGTTGTTGATAGCCGTACCTTCTGCAATGCTGGCCGTTCCGGCGTTGAACGGGATGAACGGCGTCAGCGCCACCGCCACCCATCCGCCGGCCGTCGCCTTGTGCATCACCAGCGCAGTGCCGCCGGCATTGTCACGCCAGGCAAACACATCGCCGTTATACAGCCACACCCCGCGCACCGGGCCGGAACCCGGCACCGCCTGCGCCAGCGTGTTATCCAGTCGGCCGTCGAACGCCGTATAGCCATCGACGCGCCGATAGCCGCCATTGATCGATACCTCGTAGTTCTGGCAGAAAATACATTCCCCACCATCTACCACAACGGCAGAATCTGCCACATTCAGGCCCATGCCGAGCGCCACGGTCTGCTGTTGCCATGTCATACCAATGGCGCTCCGAAGCCGATCTGCGGCAGATAGCGTTGTGCAAGCAACGCGAATGCGGATTTGTATTTGGCTTGGGCATCGGCAAACACGTCCGCTGCGCCCTCATGCGCCGCGTAGAACATCAACGCACGCCAGAGAATCGCGGCCTGTTCTTCCGCCGTGATGGTTGGCTCATCGCTCGCCGCCGCCAGCACCGTCGCCGTGCGCCAGTAGCTGATACGCAGCTTGTAATCCTGATCCGGCAAGGTGTTGATCCGCAATTGCGTCGGCAGGATCAGCGTTGCCACCGATGGCCGCGCAGTGTCTGGTGTACTCAGCCCATAGCGGTCGCGGAAATCGGTGTACGGAAGCCACGAAAGCCGCCCCATGTCCGAACCATCGGGCAACATCACCGCAGCAAACGTCTGATCAATCTCGCGCACATCAGACAGGCCGAAGTCAGCCAGCAGCATGTAATCGCGCTTGCCGGCAGTCAGCAGCACGTCCGCCTCTTTGCGCAGAAATGCCCACTTGCGCGCAGACTGAATCTCTTGCCACGCAGACGCGATCCACGCCGCCAGCTTGGCCGGCATGCCACTCAAGCCGGTTACACTGGTCGGCGCAGCGCCTGCAATTCCTGATTCGCGGTGCAGGTCTTGAAGCAGTGTCAGATAGCTCATGACTTATTGCTGAGTGCTGAGCGTGCCAACGGTATGCAGCGCGGCAAAGTTGGTGTCCGTTACACCAGCATCAGCATCGAGCTTTGCCAGCAACGCATTGTGCTTGGCGCGCAGCGTTTCCAGATCGGTCTGCACCGAGGCCAGTAAGGCGCGAATCTCGGTGTTTTCTTTTGTGGAACGAGCATTGCCAAGGCGGTCTTTGATCGACGGCATGGGGAAGTCCTTTCGTATTGGGTTTATCAGCAGCCCTGCAACTGAATCGCACGCGCCCACTCACGGCCGCGCTGATCCGGGTCGTAATTGATCTGGAATGGAAAGTCAGTGCCGATGGTTTCGCGGATCGACGTAGCTGCCTCGGCGGCATAGTCGTTGTTGTTCACGGTCTCGAACTTGTGCGACTGACTGCGCAGCAGGCGCTCAACGAAGTAGCGTGGCACTTCGACAGGCTCACCACGCGGTAGCCATGCTTGCACGCCATTGACGCCTACCGGCACCATCGGCGGCGCGTTTTTGTCCTGCGTGGTGTGGATCTCGATTTCCACGTATTGCTGCATGAACGCCTCGTAATCGGCGCTGGTATCGAAGATCGACACAACCTGGATATCCGGCGCTTCCATCGCATTCAGTGTGTTGATGCCATCGATGCGACGCACCTGACGGCGCTGCGTTGCCATGTCGTCGGTGGCCAAGGGGAGTTGTTTGCTTGCCATGTTCTTTTCCAATAAAAAAGGCCCGCCGAAGCGAGCCTTTTGGTTGACGTGGAATCCGCTTACACGGTAGCCGGACGATCCGGCAGCGCGGCGATGTTGTACGGCGTGCTGGTCATGCCGGTCGCATTCCAGTTGGAACCGCCCGGCGTCCAGGTGCCGACAACAGTGCTGGCTGCGCGGTGTGTCGAATACGCGAACGGGGTCAGCGTGTCCGGCACAATCGGGAATTGCGGCGCATCGGTGATGTTGCCGGCCGCATCGCACTTGCCAATGCCGCCCTGCAGCACCTTGACCGTGCCAGCATCCACGCACCACACCAGCACGGTGCATTGGCCGGCAACAATACCGGTCAGCGCGGCGCCAGTGCGGCCGTCAGTGGTCGGCGTTGCGGTGGCGGAAATCGTGCCTTTTGCGTAAACCACGCCCTTGTTGGAGAAGTTGAACGCAGTCGAAGTACTGTAGGTAGTTGCCGCAGCAGTCAGCGCCAGACCGGCCGGGCCGAACGCCATCGAAATACCAAAGATTTGGCTCAGGGTATCCATCATGTTCCTTTCGGATTAGACGCCAGCGGCAGCATCGGCTGCAGCAGTGTCGGTTTCAGGTTCAACTGTCAGCGCAACCGCATCGGCGGCAGCCGCAGTATCGGCAATGACCTGCTCAGTCTTGGCGGCCTGGCCAATCTGATACGGCATCCATTCAGCAAATGGGCGGCCATCGCTCGGATAGTTGTCGTCCTGCACTAGATCAACAGATGCTGGGGCAGAGTCGGTGCCATCGGCATGGAACGCACGCAAGTTGATGCAGGTATCGCTATGCACAGCGGTAATGAGTGCCGCGCAAATAACGCCAGAAATGCCGGTTGGGCGGTAATGCACCACACGGCCAATCGTAGGTTTGATCATGTTCATCCTTTCAAGCAGGGCCGGCGCACCGGCCCCGTCAGTCATTACAGAGCGGTAACGCCAACCTCAACCACGGCCATCTGCAGGTCATTCAGACGCACAGCGGTGTAGTAGGTCGATGCCGAGATAACGCCACGCTGGCCCAGCGGGTCGTCCTTGGTTTTCTGATTGGCAGGCTGGTGGCCCACGTTCAGCGACGACTTGCCACGCAGCGCAACGTCGCCATAACTTTCCTGCGATAGCACAATCATCGGGTAAACATCGATATTGACCGTACCAACCAGACCGGTTGCGCCAACAGCGCCACCTCCGGCCAGATACACCGGCATGTGCGGGGTGCAGATAAAGCGATACTGCTCCCACGAACCCAGCTCGTTTTCGTGAACCGCCTGGCGCTGGCCGTATTCGCTCACGTGCTTGAAGCCAGGCAGCTCGGTACGCAGATCCGCCTCGCAATCCGAATGGCACAGCACCACATACGCCGCTTCAATCGGGTAGGTGTTCACCTTCGGGCTGGCATCCAGCACGCTGGTAATGCGGCGAGCCAGATTGGTATTCAACGAACGCGCCACCTTGCGCAGCAGGTTCGGCGTAATCTTGCTGACAATCGATGCACGCGAAACCACGCCGCCGGCATAGAAGGCGTTGGGGCAAGCACGCAGCACGCCCAGGCGCATCAGTTCCTGCACCAAGCCCATGCGCTCACCGGTCAGCTGCACGATTTCAGCCGGCACATCATCCTCGTACAGATCCGCCACGCGGTTGGTGTAGCGATACACCACGCCGATTTCCTGCAGCGTTGCCTGGATATCCTGCGGCTTGATGGTTTCAGCGTTCGGAGTCACACCCTCTTGGATGGTGTGCTTGGCCGGGTCAACGCTCCAGATGTTCGGGCTGGATGCGGTTGCACCTGCCGGCAGCCAGCGGCGCAGAATGATGGTGTCGCCGGAGTTTTTCGGGATTTCCTTTTTCACGCCGAAGCGGCCCGACACTTCCTGCGGGATTGCGTGGCCGAGAATCTGGCCCTTGTACTTACCGATTCGTTGCGATTCGGTGTTATAGCTTTGAGTTGCCATGTCCTATTTCCTTTCGTTATCGATTGCGCACGCCACGCACCGATGAGAAACCAGCCTCGAAAGCTGCGTCCTCATCCATTTCGCGGCGCGGAACGCCAGCCTTTCCGCCCTGTGGCGTGATGGCGTTGCGTGCAGTTGCCTCACGGCGCGATTGCACCGATGAAGCCTGCTGTTGTTTCTGCTGATGCTCAGCGAAGCGATCCAGATAGCGGATCACCTTGGATGTGCGCTCGGTGGTGAAGAACTCCTGCAGCTCATGCTGCGGCAGGGTTTTCAGCCACGCCTGGCCGGCTTCGGACTTGATGGCATCGCCCCATGCCGGGTGCGCTTCCTCAATCTCTGCCAGCGAATCAGCCTGTCGCTTCGCATCCAGATCGGCACGAACCTGCTCTGTGACCTTGCCGACCAGATCAGCCGGATCAATCTGCGTTGCACCGCCAACGCCGCGCAGCCGCTTGTCCACGGCCGCCGCAATCTCGGGGAATTCTTCCTCGATACGCTTCCATTCCTCGCTCGCCTGCTCCTGATTCGGGGCCGGCGCATTGCCGTTCGCCGGCTGTGGTGCCGGCTTCGATGCGAGTTGTTTCACGTGCGATTGCAGGCCGCCAATCGATCCCTCAAGGCGGTTGATGCGGTTGGCTACAGCGCGCAGCTGCTCCAGCTCTGCCAGTGCCTCGCGCACCTTCGGATGCAGGCCATCCAGCGGATCTGCTTCGGCTTGCGGTTCGGGCTGCTGCTCGACCGCTGGCGCCTCTGCATCGCCGTGTAGCTGCTCGTCAGTGCTGATTTCTGCGCCGTTGTCGTCAGCAGTGCCTGACAGCTCGGAACGCTCGCTACCTGGCTCTGAGCCATGTACCGAAGCAAAACCGGCCTCAAACGCTGCGTCGTCGTCACCGGCATCGATTTCATGCGCTTGGTTCGTGTCGCTCATTTCGTTCGTCCATAAAAAAACCCGCCTCAGTGGCGGGTCTGTTGTGGGTGCAGCTCGACGTTTACCGTTCGGGCCGCTCCGGGTGCGAGCCTACCGCTTGGGCAGGTTCAGCAATTCTTTCAGGGCAGAGATACGGCCGCGCAGTGCGGCGGTTTCATCTGCGGATAAATGCTTGTCGTTCTGCTGGCGCGCCATGTCCAGAAGCGTTTGCAAGTGCTCGGTCACGCGCTGCCAGGTGGGCGTTTTGAAGTCGTCTTTGGTGAGCATGGGTATTCCGGGCAATAAAAAACCCGCCGGGGCGGGTGTTGTTTTTAACTCGTTGCAATCTGTGTCTGCGTCACAAGATCAATTTTCCCGGCCTGCATATCCGAAACCGTCGAATCGATGAAGCTGCGGAACTCCGAACGCGACATCTCCAAATTGGTGGACGCCGTCTGTACGATTTTGTGGAGGTACGTAAACATAACCCCGCCGGAACTGAGCGCAGATGCTCGGTAGCCGTTCATGGTTGACGCCGTTGGGATTGACCCATCCCCGCCGTAGCCGGGCAGTTCATAGGGTCGCAAGTCCATCTTGTGCGGGTTTTGCAACGCACCAGAAACCACGCGGGCTGATTTAATGCCCTCCTGAGCCAGAATGCGCAGCGTTGTCACATTGAACTCGCCCTGCGGAAACGCCAGATGCAGCGCACCACGCGGCATTCCGTTTGCAATCAAATAATCGCGCACAGTTGCGATGTCGTATTGCTGCTCCGCGTAGCTGCGGCACTGGCCGACAGTGATTCCCGCAGATGCAGCCTGATCGACGGCAACCTGTGTCACTTTGCTGAAAACAGCTTGCGTCGTTACCCAGCGGCCCGTCCATGTGTAAACGTCCTCCTGTACCGCAGCGCCCAGCGAATCTAGCCCAGTCACGGTGACTTTAATGCCCTGATCGCCAGCCGCCGTGACAACGACATGACGCGGCGTGTCGAACGTGTTGCTGCCGATGGAGCCGTTTAACGTCATATTGCCTGCCCCGGCCGGAACCTGCGAGGCGCAGATTGCCGTGGTGTTGTGCGAGTTAAACGCAACATGGCCGGTAGTGTGGCCGACGATATCCCATCCCTCATCGTAAAGCTCACGATGCTGCGTTAGCGTCATGTAGTTGGCGTCGCCAACTTTCCCGGTAATCACTGCCAGCGTGCCGCGCAGCCCGTACATGCTTATGTAGCGGTACGCCTCGGTGTACTGGCTGATAAATCCGTCATCAAACGCCAAAACCAATTTCGGGCGGCTCATCGAGTTGACGCAGAGCGACCGGAATTTGACGACGCCGCCCTGATTTTTATACGTGCTCAGTACGCGAATTCGGATTGTCTGAATCGTTCCCTCTGTTGCGAACGAGCCGCCGCCGGCAGTTGCCGCAGAAATCGGCGCGGTCAGGAAGTAGCGTGTACCAGCAAACACAGCGCCGCCGCTGCCGCCGAGTTTCAGCACCTTCCAGTTTGTAAATGTTCCGGCGTCATTCGACAGCGCAAATTCGATAGCTGCAATCCGGCCAGGGTCAGGGAATTCGCACCACAGACCGAGCACAGTGTCTTGCGTGTATTCGATGCTTACTGCCTTTTGCAGATAGGTCGTAACACT